TGCAACGAGCTATTTCTCGTGCCAAAGCAGACTTTCCTACTGCCGGCACAGGTATAGAAGCACTAGCCAAAGACTTCATACGCAGTCAAGATCAAGACCAAAAATCGTTTGATCAAATCCGCCAAGCAGAACGTCAGCAAGATCAAATGCTTGCACAAATTTCCAAAATTGATCAAGAGCAAGAGCAAGAGATTCAAGGTCTTGAACAACAAAATTCCACTTTGGCAAGTCGTTTGCAACAACTGCAATCAGTCAACAGTGAGTTAGAAAAGAAACTTGCCACAATGGCTGGTCGCAAGGCAGAGAAAAAATCCAAAACAGATTCTGCACCAGTTGTGGGACCGGCTGCAACAACTGAGCCTATTACTCCTGTTGCAAAGAAAGCAACTAAACCAAAGGCCAAGGCTCAGCCCAAGGCTCAGCCTGCTAAGCCTAGCAACAGGCTTGTTACTAAACAACTAACAGCTCCTGCACCCGGAGCACGAGCATTTTCGAGTATGACTCCTGCACTGGCAGCAGCAGGTAATCCCCAGCAATCGTTGTTCCCAAGTGACTATGCTCAAGATACAGCTAACTGGGCGCTTCAAAAGTTTAAGAAAAATGCACAAGATATCCCTTTTAGAGATATCCAGAAGGTAAACCCTGAATTGCGAAATTTGGCTCAGCAAGAACTAGAACCGACCACTGAGAACAATAAACAAAAGCCAGAAAGACCAGAAGCCGACTATGGTCCTGATTACCAAGACATGGTCAGCAGAGTTAAGAAACTAGCAGGTCAAGGTCCTCGCAAAACGGTGTGGGATCCTGTGAAACGAGTTTATAAAACTGTGCCTGTGAATCCTCCGAGCAAATGATTCTCAACGAACTTTATACACTAGAAGAGAGCAGCGGTTACAGCCTCGAGGGCAGTTTCACTCATGACCTAACTACAAGTAAAGTTTGGCTTATACAAGAGTTGGCAAAGATCAAACCCTCGATCACAACCTTATACATCTTGGGTTCTTGGTATGGCAATCTAGCACTTTATATGACGCTTGACCCCGAAGTAAAAGTTCGAAAGTTTATCAACGTCGAAACAGACCGGGGCATGTTGAAGCAAAGCCAACGCATGTTGGATCACGTCGGTGCCCACAACGTTGAATACATGTTCAAAGATGCCAATGATCTTGATTATCGTCAACTGGGCATGGATGGTGCTGTGGTCAACACCAGTCTAACTGACATGGATGGACAAGATTGGTTCCGCAAAATACCCGACGGGACCTTGGTTGTAATGCAGGCCAGAGACCATGATCCTGGCTATCAGTTTCACAGTGCCGATGACATACTTGAGAAGTTTCCGTTGGATCAAGTTTTATATCAAGGCAGTTTAAAGTTAAAAGATCCCGAAACCCACTACACTCGTTTTATGGTAATAGGACGAAAATGAACACACCTTAGGGCCGTGTCGGCGGCTGCTGCCGGGCAAACAGGATTCGCTACCCGTGTTTGCCGAAACGAGCAAATACACATTGACTTCTCCTAAAGCATAGTATATACTTGTGTTTTAGGAGAATTTCTTTATGTCAAGCAAAACATTCAACGGCGATCAAAAGATCAAACTTACTCAAATCATCAACGAAGGCATGCAGGTCATGCACGAGATTGACACACTACAAGGTGGTCTAAATGATACTATCAAAGCCGTTGCAGAAGAGCTAGAAGTTAAACCTGCTATTCTTAAAAAAGCCATCAAGTTAGCACACAAAGCAGAGTTCGGTAAAGAAAAACAAGATCACGAAACCTTGGAAACGATTTTAGAAACTGTTGGTAAAACTCTGTAAAAGGTAAGATATGGCATTAGTCCCAATGGTGCTGGAACAAACCAGCAAAGGCGAACGCAGTTACGATATCTATAGCCGACTGCTTCGCGATCGTGTTATTTTGCTGGAAGGCGAAGTGCATGATCAAATGGCTAATTTGATTGTTGCTCAATTATTGTATCTCGAAAGTGAAGATCCTAACAGCGATATCTATATGTATATCAACTCTCCTGGTGGGTCGGTCACAGCTGGTATGGCAATTTACGATGCTATGCAGTTTATCAAACCCGATGTGCAAACCATTGTCATGGGACAGGCATGCTCAATGGGCAGCTTGTTGGCACAAGCAGGTTCTCCGGGTAAACGTAAAATGTTGCCAAATGCGCGACACATGATTCACCAGCCATCGGGTGGCGCACGTGGTATGCAAAGCGACATTGAGATTTCCTACAAAGAGATCACATACTTAAAACGTCGACTAACTGAAATCTATGTGCAGCACAATTCCAAGGGTAAAACCTATGAAGAGTTCGAAAAGGACATGGACCGCGATACATTCATGTCAGCAGAGCAAGCATTAAATTACGGACTGATTGATCAAATTATAACCAAACGCGAGCACTGATATGCTTGGGTTCGTTAAAGATCATTTTGTTTATATCAAGTGTCCAAAGAATGGCTGTATGACATACAGCACATTCTTAAGCCAAAACGGCTGGACTGAAATTAATTTGTTTGAAAATGATCTCGATTTTAATCAGTGTGTGTTGTGGGGGCACTTAACAGAGCCTCATATGAGACATACTCGAGGTGTCGAGCAATATCTGCGAAATAATCCAGACATTGACTTTAACGATCCCAAGATCGAAAAGCTACTGGTCAGTGGAGTGTTTGATGAACACACATACGGATTGCATATGACACTGGGACATATCATGCAGTATCCGATTACATGGATTCCGCTGGATGCACAAATTATAAAATACAATTCTTATCCTACACCTATTGAAACACTGTCAGGAGATGACATCACCAATGATTTTTTTCAAGAACACAACATTGATCTTAAAATAGCATCCAATCAAAGATTAAATGTATCGTTGGATCATAGCATAAGAAATCGAATAACTTATCTCAAAGAAATGCACTACGACAACTATCAGAAGTTAGTAAAAAATTTTCTCGAGCCTGATTTATTGTTATATCGGAAGACGTTGGATTTTTATAGAAAAAAATATGAACTTATAGATCAACTATAAGTAACAAAGAGTCGCCCACATTACGGGCATGTATCACGGCCATCCGGCCATAAACGGAGTTAAATGAGTTACGTAGACGCACTTTTTGATCGTGAACACGATCGTATTCATGTTGTAGAGCGCCAAGATGGCCAAAGACTCTACAAAGAGTATCCAGCCAATTATGTTTTTTATTATGACGACCCACGTGGTAAGTTCAGTTCAATTTACGGGACGCCGGTCTCACGCTTCAGTAGCCGCAACAATAAAGAGTTCCGCAAGGAAATCCGTATTCAAAGCGGTAAGCAACTTTATGAAAGCGACATCAATCCCATCTTCCGTTGTTTAGAAGACAATTACAAAGGTGCAGACGCTCCCAAGCTACACACCGCGTTCTTCGACATCGAAGTTGACTTTGATCAACAGCGTGGTTACAGTCGGCCCGACGATCCATTCAACCGAATCACTGCTATATCAGTTTATCTGGACTGGCTAGATCAACTTATTACTTTAGTCGTTCCGCCTCGACACATGAGCATGGAAACTGCTCAAGAAATTGCATCAGAGTTTGAAAATACCATAGTGTTTGAACGCGAAGAGGACATGCTCAAGATGTTCTTGGATGTGATTGACGATGCAGATGCACTCAGTGGTTGGAACTCCGAAGGTTTTGATATTCCTTACACTGTGATGCGTATCACTCGTGTGCTCAGCAAAGATGACACACGCAGATTCTGTTTGTGGGGGCAACTGCCTAAACAGCGTATGTTTGAACGCTACGGCACAGAAAGTTTGACATTTGACTTGGTAGGCCGTGTGCATATGGACTATATGCAACTGTATCGCAAATACACCTACGAAGAACGTCACAGCTATAGTCTTGATGCTATTTTAGAGTATGAAGGTCTGGAAGGCAAGACCAAATACGAAGGCACACTGGACCAACTTTACAACCAAAACTTCAAAACGTTTATTGAGTATAACCGACAAGACGTTAACGGTATTGCTCAAATGGACAAAAAATTAAAGTTTTTGGATCTTGCCAATACACTAGCACATGAAAACACAGTTCTGCTACAGACCACCATGGGTGCTGTTGCTGTAACTGAGCAAGCTATTATCAACGAAGCCCACGAACGTGGCATGGTAGTTCCTAACCGTAAAGAAAGACTCACAGATGAAGACACGCAAGCCGCAGGTGCCTATGTTGCTTATCCCAAAAAAGGCATCCACGAATACATCGGTTCCATTGACATCAACTCGCTCTACCCGTCAGCAATCCGTGCTCTTAACATGGGGCCAGAAACCATTGTCGGACAACTCAGACTCACAATGACCGACCGGCTGATTGCCGACCGCATGGCCAAAGGCATGAGTTTTGCTGCTGCCTGGGAAGGTTTGTTTGCCACGCTGGAATACACAGCGGTAATGGAACAACAACGTGGCACTGAAATTACCATTGACTGGCACGGCGGAGAAGAAACTACCCATAGTGCCGCTGAAGTTTGGCACATGATATTTGATTCAAACCAGCCTTGGATTATTTCGGCCAATGGCACAATCTTCACCTACGAAAAAGAAGGTATTATTCCCGGGCTACTAAAGCGTTGGTATGCAGAACGCAAAGAAATGCAGGCCAAGCTCAAGCAATGTGAGACCAAAGAAGATGAAGAATACTGGGACAAACGACAACTGGTTAAAAAAATTAACCTTAACTCACTATATGGCGCCATCCTTAACCCGGGCTGTAGATTCTTTGACAAGCGTATTGGCCAATCAACCACTCTTACTGGGCGCAGTATCGCGAAGCACATGGATGCGTATGTCAACGAATGCATTACCGGCAAATATGATCATGTTGGTGACACGATCATCTACGGTGATACCGATTCGTGCTATTTCTCAGCCTGGCCAGTTCTCCGAAAGGAAGTGGAAGAAGGGCGCATGGCGTGGTCTAAAGAAATTGCCATCCAGTTATATGACTCGATTGCGGAGCAGGTTAACATCAGTTTTCCTGGCTTTATGGAACAAGCCTTCCATTGTCCAAGGGAGATGGGCTCTGTAATTCGAGGTGGTCGCGAAGTTGTAGCAAGCAAAGGCTTGTTTATTACCAAGAAGCGTTATGCTGTAATGATCATTGACAAAGAAGGCAAGCGTGTAGACACAGAAGGCAAGCCAGGCAAAGTCAAAGCCATGGGTCTAGACTTGAAACGATCTGATACGCCCAAAGTGATTCAAGACTTTTTAAGTGAACTGTTGCACGATGTTCTAACTGGAGTTGAACGCGATGCTATCGTTGAAAAGATTCGAGAGTTTAAGTATGCGTTCAAAGATCGTCCGGGCTGGGAAAAAGGAAGTCCTAAGCGTGTGAACAACCTAACCAAATACTCAGCAGAAGAACAACGATTAGGCAAAGCCAACATGCCCGGGCACGTTCGTGCTGGCATGAACTGGAATACTTTACGCAAAATGAACAGCGATAACTATTCTATGCAGATTGTAGACGGTATGAAAACCATTGTGTGCAAGCTCAAGGACAACCCATTGGGCTGGACGTCAATTGGCTATCCTACAGATGAATTACATTTGCCACAGTGGTTTAAAGAACTACCGTTCGACGATGCTGCTATGGAAGCCACAGTTATTGATGGCAAAGTTGATAACTTACTAGGCGTGTTGGATTGGAATCTAGAATCGGCTACCAATACAGATAATACATTTACTTCTTTATTTGATTTTGAATGAAACTCAGCGAACTTGTTGCCTACCGTAATCAATTAAATCGCTTACATATCAATGAAGCGAAAACAAAGGTTGACTCCGATTTGCATCGTATTGAACATTTGATCAACAGCAAAGAGTTTGATCCTAGCAATATTAAATCTCAGATGCAGGATGTGCATCAAGAAATTCACCAAAACTTAGATAGTTTTGTTAGTTTAATTAATCGGGCCAAAGAAGAAGCACAACAAGAAATAGACCTTAAGGAAAAATACTGGCTAGATGAAACTTACAGGCTATACGATCAAGAAATGATCAATGACACTGATGAACATATATTAAATCGACGACCGAATCTAAGTCAAGAACACGATAATATTATTCGAGCTAGAATCAAAAATTTTAGCAATAGCCTATATCCCGGCATGATTCTTCGCCCCGGGCTAGAAACATTTATTCAAGACATGGTTAGCTTTGATCCCTTGTATCTAGTAGATCAAAGTGACAACATGCTGTTCCCATCAACTTTAGAATTCCCTGATCAGTATCGTCGACGACTTAGACCTTATGTTGTCAATGAACGTGATTTAGACAAACCAATCCTAGAAAGATTACCCGACGATCAATTTGCTCTGTGCTTGGCTTATAACTTTTTTGAATTTAAGCCTATGCCAGTTATTGAGCGTTGGCTGAAAGAAATTTATCAAAAGCTCAAACCTGGTGGTCGGTTGATGATGACTTTCAATGATTGCGACAATGAAAAAGCAGTTAGATTAGCTGAACAATACTATGCTTGCTACACTCCGGGGCGAATGGTAAAATCTGCGGCAGAACAAATTGGTTATGAAATTTATTTCATATGGAATGACAACGTGCCTACAACTTGGATTGAATTACAAAAGCCCGGAACATTGTCTACTTTAAGAGGCGGACAAGCACTGGCTAAAATTGTCCATAATACTTGAAAAATCTAAATAAACCTTGTATACTTAACAATAGGAGAAAATATGAGAGATCATTTACTTGACTTAGTAAGTCACACATACGACCTTGGCTGCATTGACTTGGTAAAAATTGTCGGAGACGACACAACTACTGCTATCGAAGGTTGCGCCGAAGATCGTAATGTTGTTATCAAGGCGCAGTTTGCAGGGCCAGTTGCTGAGTTTGTCGGTACCATTGGTATGCCTAACTTAAACAAACTTAAAATCTTGCTCAACTTGCAAGAATACAAAGAAAATGCCAAGCTGTCTGTTGCTAGAAAAGCAGACAACACGCCAGAGTCCATTAACTTTGAAAACGCCACAGGCGACTTTAAGAACAGCTATCGCTTGATGAGCGAAGGTGTTATCAATCAAAAGTTGCAGGCCACCAAGTTCAAGGGTGCAAACTGGCACATTGAATTTGAACCAAGTGCTGCTGCTATTATGCGTTTGAAAATGCAGGCACAAGCCAACGCAGAAGAAACTGTGTTCCAGGCCAAAACTGAAAACGGTGATCTAAAGTTCTTCTTTGGTGAGCAGTCAACTCACTCAGGTAGCTTTGTGTTTGAGCCAGGCGTCAGTGGTCAACTCAAACGTGCTTGGTCTTGGCCAGTTGCCACAGTTATCTCTATCTTGGGGTTAACTGGGGACAAGGTTATGAAGATCAGCGACGATGGTGCAGCAATGATCACTGTTAATTCAGGCATTGCCACTTACAACTACATTCTTCCAGCACAAAGCAAGTGATAGAACAGCTCAAGAAAAAAGGATATGGCTACAGTAGCGGGGTGTTAAGCCCCGATGCTTCACAGTTCATTGTGAACATTCCAAAGAATGCCAGTAGCTATATCCTTGACTGGGCCAGCCATCACAATTGGCACGCCACAGAAATATCAAACCACCCCGATCCTTCTGTGATAAAAGAAATGATTGTGGTGTTGCGTGATCCATACCGGCGTTGGATTTCTGGTATGGGCCAATACTTGACCAGTTATGTGCTCAATGTCACGGGTGCATACAGTTGGGACACAGGTCCTGGGCCAGATGATCAATTCATGTCTGCAGATGAATTCATTGCCAACTACAATCCTGTGGTAGAACGTTTGTTGTTTGATAATTTAAATCGCCACGATGATCATGTATGGCCGCAGATTGAATTTTTTGAAAACTTGTTGCCTGGTGTGCCACGAAAATATTTTTATATAGATGACGCATTCAATTCAAAGTTTGCAGAATATTTAAACTTTGAACACATTGATGGACTTGACAGCAACAGCGGTGATACCAATCCGCACACAGAAAAAGTTCAACAGTTTATCAAGAGCCGTCTAAATACCCGACCAGAACTAAAGCAAAGAATCTTAGATGCTTATGCTCGAGACTATACACTAATACAAGAAGTATTCAATGCCTGAACAAGACAATTTAACCGCCAAACAGTCGGACTATGCTGTATTCCTACCAGCAATATCTGGATTCTATGCTACATTTATAGGCAAGCAACGAAATGAGCCGTATGTGGATCCTCAAAGATTTCCTCAAGGTCTGTCGGATATGGAGCAGCTTAACTGGCTCAACTCAAGTAAGGGTTTATTTCCATACCGATGGAGCCTTTACAGTGGTGGACACGCTAACCTCGATCTTTCTAAACAGGACTGGTCCGAAGACATGGTCCGGAACCGGGAGCCTGGGACGTTTATCCTTGGAGACTCGGGCGGTTTCCAGATTGCTAAAGGCTTGTGGGAAGGTGATTGGAAAGCCAACTCAGGTTGTGCTAAAGCACAGAAAAAACGAAGTCTTATACTTAATTGGTTAGACACAGTTGCCGACTATGGCATGATCTTGGATATTCCAACCTGGGTTATCCACGACAAAAAGGCGTCAAAGGCCTGTGGTATTACCACCCTGGAAGAAGCCGTGGCTGCTACCAAGTTCAACAATGAATATTTCATGAAGAACAGAAAAGGCAAAAACAACGGCGGCGCACGTTTCCTAAACGTGCTACAAGGCGACAACCACACGTCAGCAGAAGCATGGTATCAAGAAATGAAAGATTTCTGCGACCCTGCAAAGTATCCCGACACGCACTTTGATGGTTGGGCCATGGGCGGTCAGAACATGTGCGATGTTCACTTGGTTCTGAAACGTCTGGTAGCCCTGCGTTACGACAACTTGTTACAAGAAGGTGTGCATGATTGGATGCACTTCTTGGGCACAAGTAAATTAGAGTGGGCTGTGTTGCTCACTGTTATTCAACGAGCTGTGAGAAAATATGTCAACCCTGCTTTTACTATTAGTTTTGATTGCGCTAGTCCATTCCTTGCAACGGCGAACGGGCAAGTCTATTTTGAAAACGTTTTTCCGCACGATGAAAAGTGGTCCTACAGAATGGCCCCGTCAGCAGACAACAAAAAATACGCCACAGACACCCGTCCCTGGGCACAAGGTGTAGTCGCAGACGGCATCTATCCACGTTGGCAAGATAGTCCTATTAGTTCAATGCTAACCATGAAAGACATCTGCATTTACAAACCAGGTGACTTAAACAAGATTGGCAAAGAAGGCAAAACATCATGGGATAGTTTCTCATACGCTTTGCTTATGGGTCACAATGTTTATATGCATTTGACTGCTGTGCAAGAAGCCAATAGACGTTTCGATGCAGGCGAACATCCTGCTATGATGCAACGTGATGGTGGTGACTACGATTATTTTGAAGATATTGTAGAGCGTATCTTTGCTGCACCGGATCGCCAATCAGCAGAAGATCTAATCGAATCCTATTCAAGTTATTGGATGGAGATTGTAGGCACACGTGGATTCAAAGGCAAAAAGACTCTAAATGCCCGAACTCAGTTCAATGCTTTGTTCGATGTGGTTGACGAGCCTGATGTTGTCCCTGTAAAATTAGAACACAGCGAAGAATTTTCTTCTGATGAAATAGCTAACTTAGATAGACTTGAAAATGAACAGACCTGAACACGATAACGTTAATTTCTTTACTGGAATCGAAGTAGAACATACACCTGCACATGGCATGGACACGTTGTTTGTTATCGGTGTGCAACCTGCAAGTGAAATTACACCTAGATTGAAAACTCCGGGTCAACATATCTATTTTGGTGCCAATCAAAGTTTTCCTAACTTACGTGTTAACGATGGTGCAGAGTGGGCCAAATGGGAGACAATGATCTATCATTATCTTGACATGGGTTACTGGTGCACCTTAGATGTAGATATTAGCTGTGTGGAAGGTTTGTGTGAATCTGGGCTATGTGAGCACGATCGATTCATTCCCATGATTTCGGCAAAGTTGCCTTATATTAGACAGCTGGGCTACAATGCTACACTCAAACTAGACGACAAAGATTTCAAGGCCACTAACCCCGGAGTTTGGTGCCATAGTTTACACAAGCTACAAAGTCGTAGCACTTTCACTGACTGGTCTAAATACACCAAGGACACACCTGTATGATCAAATGGTTTAAACGAAAACTTCTACACTGGGCATGGGATGTCGAAACAGACACACCGGAAGTAGGCAGAGACAATCGTGTGCTAGAATCCAACTACATTCGCATCGACATTTACCGAGGCGAAGGTGGCCTAGCAGTTGAAACTCTGGTCTATAACAAAAGCAAAGACATCAACCACATTGGATTTCATATTGTCCATGACGATGAAGAACTTGGCAATAAACTAAGCAAAATTATCACAGCAGAAAGTATCAAAGCACTATGATTCAAGAACAACGCGAACAAATTGAAAGAATTAAACAACATGCAGAACGCAAGATCTGGGTCACATTCCGCAAAGAAGGAATCCACAAATATCCTGCGGCGAGCACTGATCCCTTACTGGCGACCGGTGACGAATACGATGTTAGTTTTCTTGGTGTGCCTCATCGCCATATATTCCATTTTCGAGTCTGGATCGATGTATTCCACAACGATAGAGATGTTGAGTTCATCCAGTTTAAACGATGGCTTGAAAATCTTTACAGAGACGGAACTCTCCAGCTCGACTTCAAGAGCTGTGAAATGATGAGCGATGACTTGTATGTAAAGATTGCAGAGCGTTATCCTGATCGTGCTGTTTGGATTGAAGTAGCCGAAGATGGCGAGAATGGCGCATTGATCAAATACGAACTTTCTTACCCAGCACAAAGTATCAAGGTCTAATGAGTGTAGTAATTATTGCCTATCCGCCCAGTGGCGGGGGCAACCATCTCAAAAATATGCTGTGTCTAGACTCTAGCTTTGCTAACAGCAAAGATCTAAATAGAGAAAATTATGATACAGGTAATAGAGAAGTCCATTCCACTTCTGGACGAAATATGCAAGAGTATCGGCTAGACGAAGCAGAAGCAGCAACTCAAGATTATATTCTTCATGGGCATTTTGGAGAATTGGCACCTTGGAGAGATCGCATCAATGCTATCGAAGATAAAAAATTTGTTGTTATCTCTATTATCACAGGCCGGGATCAGGACCTACTCAACAATCGCCAACAACGTCTGGGACAATTTGGTCATGAGTATTACTTACGAGAAGAACAACCTTATCTTTACAGACCTGACTTTTACCAAAAATACTTTACTGGGCGGCCAGAAAACATTTATACTATAGCATTAAATGATTTTTGGCACCCCGAATTACAACATTACAAAATTATCGATCAACTCAATGCTTTTCTAAATAAGAACATCGATATCAATCAAGCACAAGTTTTACACAGCCAATGGCACAACAACAATGACATTACTTACTATTGAAAGGAAAAACAATGTCTAAACCCGTAATCAAGCACAACGCTAAGGTTCAACAAATTCTAGAAGACCTAGATAAATTTAAGGAATTTGTAATCGAATACGGTTATCGCTTCAATGAAGCAGACATGTATAACTTTAAAAGTTATGCGTGGCAACAATACAGCAAGTTTACTTCAGGTAAAACTGCTAAAAATATGTGGGAAGAAGATGCTCGTAGATTGGGACGTTTGATCTAACATGGGAGCCGCCCGAGAAAAAGATCAAGCGGACTTTGACTTAGAGCGCTTTGTCGACATGTTCGACGAAGCAATGACAAGCCAAGATCCGCGGGTAATAGAAACATTACGCAGTTTAATGATGATTGTGACAATGACTCGTCCTGAGTCCACCGACATCTACAATCCGAGAAAAGGTCCATTGCGCAGAGCGTTCGAAGACATGAATCATCTTTGGAAACGTTTTGAGCAAATGGAAGAAGAACTTCGACAGATGCATCAGCGTATGAGTCAAGCAGATCGCGATCGTGGATTGTGGCCTAGAGAACAAGCGGTCATGGAAAAATATTCAATGGCAGCAGCCTCACAAATGGCACAGAGCATCGATCAAGATGTCATGCGGCAACTTTCAAGAAATGCCGCAATGGCAATTAACGGCGGGTTAGTTCCACCTAAAGGAAAAAAATGAGAAAACTATTTTACATGGGCTTGGAAAGTTATGAAGCCCGCTATACACTACAACTAACAGAGTGGAACCGTCGTGTGTTTGATCGCCGTGGCTTAGACGTTGTATATGTTCCCGGCGAAACACTAGACAACTCCAAGAGCATTGTAGTTGGACAAGTGTTAGACGCACACGGCCGCAGTTATTTCTCCATGAGTCAGTTAATGAACTTGGTTAAGATGATGCGTGAAGGAGAAGTCACAAATGAAGATGTTGTTTATTTTGAAGACATGTTTCAACCAGGCATTGAATCACTACCATACATCATGGACCAAATCCCAGAGGCTTCGCGCCCAAGGGTGTTTGTTCGTTGTCTTGCTCAGTCTATTGATCCAGACGATTTTGTTCATGTATGGAACATGAGTAAATGGATGGGCTTATATGAACAAATGGTTAATGAATTGGTCAAAACATCTGGTGGTGCAGTTCTTGCTACCAATGAAGAAATGGTCGCACACATGCGAATCGCAGGTTGGACCGCGCCAATCTACAACATATCTGGCCTTGCATTTGGCAAAGAGGAAGTTCTTGAGCGTATTGGAGGTCGAGCAAACATTAAACCGTTTAACGAAAGAACAGCCCGAGTGGGTTTTGCCGCAAGGTTTGATCAAGAAAAGCAACCAGGCTTCTTTATGGACTTGGCTGAAGAATATCAGCAGAGATATCCTGGCACCGAGTTTGCTATCTTCCAAGGTGGTCCACTACGGTCAAATAACCCTGAGTATGTTAACCGAGCGAGAGATCTCGAAGCTCAAGGTAAAATTAAAATCTATGAAAACTTGAGCAAAAATGATTACTATCATCTACTCAATGATACCCGTGTGCTTTTTAATTGTGCTTTACAAGATTGGGTCTCTAACACAGTCTCAGAAGCTGACACCCTGGGAAGCAATGTTCTGTATCCTGCTTATCGCAGTTTTCCTGAAACATTTGCCAACGACCCTGAACGCCTTTACATTCCTTGGAGCCAGGATGATGCAATTCGTAAATTAGAAATGTTAATGACAGGGCTACACCCAAATGCTGGCAAGATTAGTGACTGGAACGATGGATGTATTGACCGCATTGTTGATATTATCACTGGCGCAGGTGGTTCATGGGATCGATCGGGCAACCGCTATCGTGACTACATTGCTGGAGCCAAATATTAAATGGCCACAGTAATTGTCACTGGATCAGCTGGATACATTGGCGGACAAACTGCCCTGTTGTTAAAAGACGCAGGGCACGAAGTCTATGGCATTGACCGTAGGGAACCTCCCAAACATTTGGCAGGTGTTTGCGATAGATTCCTATTTCAAGACTTTGCATCGGATGTAGCACTGAGCTGGATCATTGCCAAGCAGCCAGACGCTATCATTCACTGTGCTGGCACAAGTTTAGTTGGACCATCAGTAAAAGATCCTTCAGAATACTACAACAACAACGTAGTCAAGACATTGAAGATGTTGGATATTGTTCGTCGGAGCTTGCCTCGCACTAGAGTTATTTTTAGTTCAAGTGCTGCTACCTATGGAGAGCCGGTAATGCTTCCTATCACAGAAGTCGATCCAGCAGCACCTATCTCTCCATACGGCGAATCAAAGTTGATGGTTGATATGATGTTAGAGTCGTATCATCGAGCTTATGGACTTGACTATGTGAGCTTTCGATATTTCAATGCCTGCGGCGCTGATCCCAAGGGACGGCATGGACAAGAGCCCGGTGCTACGCATTTGATTGCAAGAGTGTTAGAAGCCACACGAGATGGCACGGAGTTTAAAATATATGGAGTTGATTATCCTACTGTTGATGGTACTTGCGTTCGCGATTATGTGCATGTGGATGATATCGCCCGAGCCCACGCTTTGGCAATCTATCATAAAATCCCTGCAGGCGTCTACAATCTCGGATCGAACCAAGGAACCACAGTCAAACAAGTAGTAGAACGAGCAATGTCTATTACTGGCAAGAAGCCTGAGATTATGTTTGGTGCCGCGAGGCCCGGTGATCCTCCTGCTCTAACTGCTAGTGCAGACAAGTTCAATCTAGTTGCCGGCGCATGGCAGCATCACGATTTAGATGCAATGATCCAACATGCATGGAATTGGTATGTTCGATAAAATTAAACAATTTGAAGACGCTCTAGCAGAGTATACTGGAGCACCATATGCAATCATGACTGATTGCTGCACTCATGCCATTGAGTTGTGTCTTCGGCACGATAACATTAAGGAATGCACATTTACACCTTATACGTATTTGAGTATTCCTATGACCATGCATAAGTTAGGTATTACCTACTATTACTATCAAGATAATCTGCCCAAACGACAACAATGGGTTGGTGAGTATAAGTTCGAAGGCACACGCATTTGGGATAGTGCCCGTAGGCTAGAACCCAATATGTATCGTCCGGGCATGATGCAATGTTTGAGTTTTGGGCATACAAAGCCTTTACATATAGGACATGGTGGTGCTATACTGTTAGATGACAAATCAGCATATAACAAGATAATTCGTATGCGGTATGACGGTCGCGATCTAAATATATCACCTTGGGTTGAGCAGAAGGAGTTCACAGTCGGATACCACTACAAACCAAGCATTGAAGACGCCGTCACAGGCTTGGCTTTGCTGGAGGGTCTTAAGGAATTTCCTGTTAGGCCGCAACCCGTCGCCTACCCCGATCTTAGGAACATTAACATTACGGAATAAAAAATGACAGACAACAGTTTAAACCTATCACAAGTAATTCGCAAACGCTTAACTGACGCAGACAAACGCTTCTGGGCCGGCGACAATATCAGTGAGTTTATCACTGAAAAAGAAAAGGGTATGTTAGTGGATGAACTAACAGAGAAGTTTGAAGGCGTGCTTGACAGCTTGATCATTGACCGACACAATGATCCAAACTCGCAAGGCACAGCTAGACGTTTAGCAAAGATGTATGTGTATGAAATCATGGCTGGCAGGTATGAGGAGAGCCCTAATGCTACGGCTTTCCCCAATGATACAGAAGGGAAATACGAAGGCATGCTGGTGGTGCGTAGTGAGCTTAAGAGCATGTGTAGCCATCATCACCAGCCTGTTACGGGTGTGGCTTATATTGGAATCATTGCTGGCCCCAAACTCATTGGTTTATCGAAATACACCCGCATTGCCCAGTGGTGCGCCCGCCGAGGAACACTCCAAGAAGAGCTTTGCATGGATATCGCTCGTGAGATCGAATTCGCCACTGGTTCCAAAGATGTCGCCGTTTATATTCAAGCTACCCACGGATGTTGTGAGAATCGCGGTATTATGGCACACAGTAGTCTTACACAAACCACAGTTCTTCACGGAGCTTTCAAAACAGACCAAAGCGTGAAGAAAGAGTTCTTTGATAACATCAAGCTACAACAGGACTTTGCTCCACGCTGAGTTTGACACAAAAATCCCGTTTTGCTATAATAGGTGCATGACTAAACGTTTTGCACCTATTTTTTTGTTAACTTTAGTATTAACTGCTTGCGGCGGGGGAGGGGGTGGTAGTGCTTCTGCGCCAGCAGCAAACAATGGGCTAACCGCGGTCACACGCACAACCACAACATCACTGAATTTGGTTAACACACTGGCCACCGGGGATTTAAACAACGATGGCTTAGATGACATTGTTGTAGGTGGGTGGGTTAACAATGGCACTCATACTGCCCGAATTTATGTGTTCTATCAAAACGCCGACGGAACGCTGACAGAAAAGACCACAGAAGTTCTGCCTTCTAATACTTACAGTGGCAGTCAGCGCATCTTCGTTGCCGACTTCGACGGTGATGGACGTAATGATATTATTCTCCCTGGGTTCGATGACGGCACACCACAGCCACCGGCCAACACTGTGATTTTCTGGAACAACTCTGGGCAGTTTGTGCGTCAAGATTTAACTGACCAAGTGTATGCACACGGTGCCTGCTACGACGACATTGATCGTGATGGCGATTTAGACATGCTAGTCAGCGGCGGAGGAATTTATTTCAATCAAGGTAATCGTAACTTTGTTATCCAAACCAATATTTTGCCCAACAACTTTTTTGCCACTTGCAGTGTTGTTCATAACCAAAACAACACTATCAGTATTTTGTTAGGCAATAGTAATCAAGTTCCGGGCTTTGCATCGTCGATTCTTACATTAGATCCAAACTTTAACACAGTAAGTCATGTGGGCGTAGTATTGCCCAATGCTAATGCTGTTGATCTGATCAACAGCCGTGCTATGGATATCAACAATGATGGACACACAGACTTCATTGCAGTATTCAACCAGTTGGCCGCAGGTGCCGCAGGTGCCAAACAAGTGCTCGTTGGCGACGGTCAAGGCAACTTTACTGCCCAAGCGTCATTTGATACCACTTACAACAATTCCTATTACTCACACACAATCTTCACAGAAGGGCATTTCACTGTGTTGTTTGGTGCAGAGAATGGCGATATGAAAATGTATCAAATTGTCAACGGTGTTTTCACTCTCTACAAGCAATCAGTTCTTGATGCTATGGCACAGGTATTTGGATTAATGCAAGGAAATTGGCAAACCGGGCATGGCACAATCTATCAAAACACTGTTAATGGTCGCGTATATGTGTTACAATACCTGTCTGGTAAATATTACACACGCGAGCTATGACAACTATATTTTCACACATACCTAATCACATCGATGACTCTTCTGCTCCATGGTCTGACTTGGTCGACGAAGATTTTCACGTCCGTGTTTACAAGGACAAATACGCAGTAAACCCCGGACACGTTCTTTTTGTGCCCAAATACAACAGCATGGATGTGCTGGTTGAAGCATTTGAACATGCTAGTAAATACGGGCGCCTTAAAGTCAAAAACGGTGAATGGGACGGTTTCAACATTGGTCTTAATTACGGAACAGCCGCGGGACAAACGGTGGATTGGCCTCATGTTCATTTGATTCCACGCTTCAATGGCGACTGTGAAGATCCTGTTGGTGGCGTGCGTAATGTAATTCCTGGCAAGGGCAACTATCGTAAGTGGCTTAATGTAAAGGAATAAGTATTTCTCTAAGCGGCCTGTCCGGCATCATCCCGCTATACAAACTCTGCTGCCTATGCTATACTAACATAGGAGGACAATATGGCAAATCAACCCCGACAATACAAATATACCAGCACCAAGGAATACCACGACGCATTTCCCTGTGCTTATCGTCAGTGGCGTGCTGACAGTCACTGCAACCTAATCCATGGTTACAGTTTTTCAATGAAATTTTACTTCGGCACAGACAATTTGGATGTGCGCAACTGGGCTGCTGACTACGGCGGTCTCAAAGAACTTAAAAAGACGTTAGAAGACCAATTTGATCATACCTTGCTTGTGGCGCAGGATGATCCTGAGTTGGAAACTTACATGCTGTTACAAGAAAAGAAGTTGGCCAAACTCACAATCCTGCCTAGACTAGGGTGCGAAGGTTTGGCCGACATGCTTTACAAATATGTCAACGGAGTTTATATTCCAGACATGTGGGGACCAGGCGAAGCCGACCGTTTGTGGTGCTATCGCGTGGAGGTTCGCGAAACTCAATCAAACATGGCTTTCCGTGAAGGGCATCGCGAATGGAACGAAGATCTATTTGCATAAGGAGAAAATATGTTTGATATCTTCAAGGGAGTTGACAAAGCAATGTTGGCAAAATTGGTTGCCTTGCACATTGCAGTCATTGTTATTTCGAACGCACTGGTTAGTATTCCAGTAGAAATATTAGGCTTTAAATTGACATGGGCAGCATTTACTTTCCCGTTGGTTATTTTGGCCAGTGATTTGACTATCCGGTTGATTGGTAAGCAAATTGCCAGGGCAACCATTGCGGCTGCATATCCGTTTGCTATTATTGGTAGTATTGCAGTGGTGTTAGCAGAAGGTGCACCGGAATCTGTGGCGCTGCGAATTGGCTTTGCATCTGCAACGGCCTACGCTATCGGAACATTGCTTGATGTTTATGTGTTCCAAATCATCCGTGAAAAGTTTACCAAACAGTGGTGGGCCGCACCTGCACTCAGTGCTATTGTTGCTAACTTTATTGACAGTTACACCTTTTTTGCAGTGGCTTTCAATAACTCAGCCGACGAATACATGGCTGCAAACTGGTCCGAAATCGCACTTTCGCAATCTATACTTAAGATTGCAGTTGGTTTGATTTTCTTCTTACCAGCATATGGTGTATTGCTTTCATTCTTGAAGAAGCGCATGCACGATACGCAACAAGGTTAATTTAACTTAATCTAATACACATGCCCTGTTTTTACAGGGCATGATCATTTTATAGATACATAATGACATGAAATACAACATCGCAGTTTTACTACCTACCCGTGGACGCACTGGCGCACTTAGCCGTAGCGTGATGAGCTTGATCAATCGAGCTGTTAAGTTAGACAAAATACAATTGCTATTGGCATTTGACGACGACGATACCGAAGGCATCGATCATTTTACAAACGAGTTAGAGCCCTGGTTAATTGAAAAGAAAGTAAATTACGAAGCTCAGGTTTTTGAGTCCATGGGCTACACAAGACTCAATGAGTATGTAAACGCATTGGCTCTATCATCGGATGCAGACTGGATGATGTTTTGGAATGACGATGCTATGATGGACACAGCAGGGTGGGACAAACTCATTGCTGACCATACCGGAGAATTCAAATGTCTAGCTGTTCATACACACATGGATCATCCTTATAGTATTTTTCCAATTGTGCCAAGACAGTGGTTAGATTGTTTAGGCTATCTAAGCCCGCATCAAATTAGCGATGCTTGGCTAAGTCAACAAGCATACCTGTTGGATATCTTTGAACGTATCCCTGTTTGGGTCACACACGATCGCCACGACTTAACTGGCAACAACAACGACGACACATACAAGAATCGCATCATGTATGAAGGCAACCCTGGTGATCCGCGTGACTTTCATCATGTAAGCTGGCACATGCGTAGAATGCACGATGTTGAAAAAATAGCAGAATATTTAAAAGCTCAAGGGCAAAGTATTGATTGGTGGGAAAATGTCAAAGCAGGAAAACAAGATCCTTGGACAAAGTTGCAAGAAAATGATGTTAACAATCAATGCAAGCAATTTCAATTACCAATGAATCAAATGGGAAGCGTATGACAGAAAGCCTAGAAGATCGTATCAAACGATATTGGAATGCACAGCCATGTAATATCAAACATGGCACCGCAGAGTTTGGGACTCCGGAATTCTTCCAACAAGTTAGCGAAAGACGCTATCGTGTGGAACCTCACATTGCCGAATTTGCAGGATTCCATCTCTGGCAAGGCAAGCGTGTTTTAGAAGTTGGCTGTGGTATTGCCAGCGACGGCGAAGA